CAGACTCTGAATCAAAGTATACCACGTCCATACCCATCTTCTGGGCGTTGCCGGCAATCTGCGCTGCCATATAGGACTTGCCTGTAGCCTCTAGACCGGCGATCTCTACGACCTTTCCGACAGGGATACCACCGAGTTTTCCTCGGCAAATGATAGAATCCAGCCAGCGTGAGCCGGTCGGAATCCAGTCCTTCACTTCGGTTGGGTTTTCCTCTGTTAGGTTGTGGGCAACGTTCATGCCCGCCTTCTTATTAATAAGATTTCTCATATCCGCCAAAGACAGTTTTCCCGTCTTGGCTTTTGAAACTCTAGCCATTTTTACCTCGTTTTAGTTTGTCTTATTATAGCACAGCGTGCTGAGAAAATCAAGAAAGAATATTCGCAATTTCTCGGGCGTCCCCTGGGCTTAGGAGGGACTTGGAGGAGGTCTCTAGGGCGCCCCTCACCTTAATCGCAATCGTAAAGCTGTGGGTTCCGTTTATGCTCATATGTGGCTTAATGCGAAAGCGAACATAAGCCTCAAGACCACTATTGGAGAAGAGGGGCACGCCCAGCCTCTGCGCAGCCGTCTCATTAAGGGCATAGAGACCCTTCCTGCCGATTTGGATATATTCGTCACCCTTGTCAGCATAGTAGCCTGCAATGGCTGCAAAATCAAAATCTACGATGTAGTCTTTTCTGCCCTTAAACCAAGCTTCCTGAAGCTTTTGTTTGAGTTTCCCCGTGGTTGGCGACCTCTTAATCCCAGCGACCTGACCATCCTTATCAAGACGTAAACGTGGGTCACCGAGGGGCAAAGCACAGTTTTCGTTCAGATAGGATAAAAGCAATTGATTAAAAATAGACTTAAACAGCGCTTCATTGGCTTTATATCCAGCTGTTTCTCGTGGTTGCCAGCTTTCCTTGTCAGGGTCATATTCCGCCCTAAACTGACCAAAATCAGCAGAAAGAGCGGTCTTCACTTCAATCTTTAGAGTACCTTTCGGACCAGTGATGGTTAGATCGCTGCCGTGTCCGGGTCCAGCAGTTTCAGCTTCTAGACCGGCGCCCTGCATAATTGTTGCCAGTCTTTTCTCAAAATCTATACCAGCTGTTGCTGCGCGTGTGCGGCTCTTGGGCTTGAACAAAATGAAAACACTGCCATCGAGTCGCGACTTCATCTCTAGGCGCCCCAGGGACCCCCCAATAAACGGATTGTGCACAAACCCCATGGGCTCTAGGACGCTGAGCATCTTGTCCAAAGCATCTTCACGATTATCGTCAACAACCCGAATGGTATTTCCGCTGCCTATAAGCTGATATTCATAGCCTTCGTTCTCAATGGCTTGAATGGCGAGCTTAAGGTTATCACCCTTCTCTTCGGATAAAAAAGAATTAAAGTTTTCCATAAGATTTTTCATTTGCATCATCCTTTAATTAGTATCTCAGAGGACTTACCCATCTTTTTGCCTCCGATATTTTTCATTCCGTAAGCCCATTCGGCTTCGCGGATTTCATAGTTTTCGTAGAGGTCTCGGATTTCTTCGCAATCGTTGTAGGACAGGACCCAGCCAGAACGCTGGCTAAGGATGTCATAGAGGGCTCTGTGGTCAAATCCTGCGTGCGTGCTGCCCTGGTCACCATATAGCCTGTCCTTGTCGTCTCCAAGTAGGTATGGGGGGTCGCAATATAAGAATGCGTCGGGGTGTTTATTAATCGAGGTTTTAAAATCCTCGCAATTAACTGTTATATTGGGCTCTCGGAAGTTATATATGCGGTCAATAGAGCTGTCAGTGAAGCGAGCGTAGGATGCCCGCTTTGACCAGCCTCCGGAGAACGTGGCTCCTGAAAAGCTGCTCCGATTGATGGCATAGAGCTTGGCTGCGTTGGTGAAAGAGAAGCGATCGCTCTCTCTCAGCTCGTTCCGAAGGCACACAAAGTCTTCCTTTAGAAGCCCTCGCTTTCCTTCAAAATCAGGATGTTCTTTTCGGTAGGAATCGGCACAAATCGCCAACAAGCGGGGGTCTGTTAGCAACGCATTCCAAAACCACACAAGTGGCTCAAAGATGTCGTAAGCGTGGACTGGCGTCCCCCTGGCGGCAACCGCAAGCTCCACCGACCCACCCCCAAGGAACGGAGAGCAAAGCTCCGTTATGTCCTCGGGGATGAGAGGGAGGATGTGCTTTACAGCACGGGACTTACCACCCGGATATCGGAGTGGGGTCTTCATGATTAAGCAGCAGCTGCGGTGGGCTTGGTCAAGCCAAGTGTCTTATGCTGGCGCTTAATGCTTTTAATTAGCTCGTCTTTCCTACGAATGCGGTTGACTGGCTGGTGGGGCAGCTCCGCACACCTATGATAGTAGTTATAGGCTTTTGGCTTTACCGGCTCAGGATTACTTCCGCCAGGAGAATAGCTGGCTAGTTTTTGATTGTATAGTTCAAGCGCCTTGCCGTAAGAAGTCTGGGACTTGTCACATAGCGTTTGATCTATTTCCAAAATTTTGCTAAAAAACTTTGCCTCATCTTGGATCTGCAGACCATGATCATATACATACTCGCATGCAAACAAAACAGCCCACATAGTCTTGGAAGGAATTCGCGAGCGAGCTGACGCCTTGTAGATATCTTGCTTTTTAACGACCTTCATTGTTAGGTTCAAAATATCTCCAGACCTGCCAATAATTGAGGCGTAAGCGCTCTTGTGAATATTCGCCGGTCCTCCTACTCCTAGCTCATAAAAACTATCCAACGTAGAACTTTTAAGATCATAAAAGCTGGGGGTTACGCTGCTAATGTTTACATTAAGTGCAAGAAGCATCTTGAGAAAAAACTCATCATCTAACTGACGAGAGATGTCCGCTGGTTTGACAAACAATTTGGTAACACCGCTTTTCTCGTGCTTTCTACCAACTCCCCATATCCAAGCACCAATTGGTGTTGCGAGGGCATGACGAAGTTCCTGCTTGTTCAGGGCTCGCGATGTGTTCTTCCTGATGAACATCCAGCCCAATTCTCTCTTGCCTATCTTCTCATATATATGAACTGAAATAAGTTGAGTTCCGTTAATATAGCTCTTAAGGTCGTTAGGAAACTCCCTGTAAAGCTTATTACTAATTTCATGACGATTTTGTTTAGCATCATAGAACCCACCATTAAATTGAAATTCATTATTTATGAACCTATGCAAGACCTTGGTCCTATGTTGACCGTCAATCGCAATGTATTCATACCCTCTGTTTAGAAGGTCTTGATAATATTCTATTGACTGTTCGTCTTGCGGTTGCTTCTCCTGACAATACCTAAGTGATTCTTTGATATTGACTAGGTTGATAGGCTGTCCGTGAACCCAGTTTCTGGATACGGACTCTATGTAGCTTCGCTCATCACCGATAGACCAGCAAGTATCCTTGCGATTCCATGAGTGATCAACAAAAACTGTATCTTCATTGAACTTCCTTACGAAGTCCTCCATTGTGTGTATACTCATTTTGTAATCTCCTTTCATATGTTGTGGATTAGATCTCGCTATACGAACATTCGCATGCAAAATCATGAGTAATAGCACACATTTACCGGTGTGCCAGCGGTTGTTTTATATTAACAAACCAACAGTGATTTGTTAAGCCATTTTAGGCATTCATTAGCTCGTTGAACGCATTGTCCACCGAGTCGGTCTTGTTGGTGTACTGTACGGTCTCCGCAGAGTTACCCTCAGCATCAACGCCACCGGAAATGAATTCCTCTAGAAGCTTCTCAACCTCATCAGAGGTCTTACGCTCAAAAAGCTCCATGATTTCCTGAATAGAATTCAGATACATCGTAGTCGTATCCGCATCCTCAGAGAGGGGTGACGGACGACGACGCGGTTGGAGCTTCGTCTGTGGGAACTGAGCGCCTGGCGGCTTCCCGTAGTTTAGCACGAGATCGGTTCCCTCATCAGTATCGGTGATATCACCGTAATCTGGGTTTAGCACTAGATTCAGCAGACTCTCGTAAGCAGTCTTGCCATAGCCCCACCAGCGAACACCGTCAGTCTCCTCGCCACGGACAAGGACCGGGCTAAAGAAACGCTGTCGCACAAAGAGGCTCTTTGCCATCTTCTTAGAAGACTCGTCATTCTTGTCTGACCCTTCACGCCATAGATTGGAAGCGAAGTCGCAGATGGGACAGGAGTCCCCGAAATTACGCTTAGGGCATAGAATACCGCCCTTGCTTACATTGTAGTGAAAATAGACCTCCTTGAAGGGGTCGCCGTCTGCGGTAGGCACCACACGAATTGTCTGGTTGCCGTCGTTTGGACGCCAAAAAGCACTCCTAGAAGTATCTCCATTGTTCTGCACTGCAGCGAGCTTTGCTCGCATCTTATCTAGATTGATTCCCATATTATTTTTTCCTTTATTGGTTATAGTAAGCCGAGCGAATCTTCCCGACTTCTGTTATTGATTATATCAAATTGAGGGGTAAATGTCAAGAACTATTTTTCTTGAACAATTGAGCTGTAGGCTACGCAATAAACGTAGTCTTCGTCATATTGAGTGGGGTATATCCCATAAGTGGTCTTAGTGTTTTTGGCGTTTTCTTTTACCTGTGCTATAACCCGTTTATGAATATTCCCCTGCTCTCTCAACTTTTTTTCATTAATAGCATAATAATACACCTTTTCTCGGACGTTAGCAAGATCAAAAAAAAGATTTTCTTCCCCTGTTTCAAAGTTAACAAGACCATACGATACGATACGGCTAATCTGATGAGGAGGGGAGATGTTGCCCATAACACTATCGCTATGTCGGAGAACATTAACCATATGCATAGTAGGGACCATTAATTCATTTAGCTTGTCATAAAAGCCTATGATTGGCAATTCGCCAAGTATTTGCTCAAGTTTCGTGTTATCAATTAAAATGACCTTTTCGAGTAGACCAGAGCGAGCATACTCTTGAAAAACGTTAAAAGTGACCCTTTGCTGCAGCCTGGCGGTTTCTCCGAGCAATTCTTCGTCAGAATAAACATACAACACATGTAAATTACATTTTTTTATCTGTTCTAAAATACGTAAGGATGCTCCGCTAATCACACCGCTGCCGCCCAATATAAAGAGCACATCGTTCTCAATGCCCTTAAAGAAGCGCTTCAAGTTTCCCAAGGACTCTTCCTGCTCCTCGGGGGTTATGGCAAGCTTCAAGCCATAAGTGCTTGGTGTCCGCTTAAGCCCCACATCCATTTTATAGACTTTGTATTGGGGATATTGAGCGAACCTATCGGCAATAGCACACCCCGCCTTACCAAGACCAATTATTGTTTCCATTCTCTCATATCCCCATAACTTTTACCATATTTTACATTAACTCCGAACTTTCCTAAAGCAGTATTTGAGAAATGTTCAATTAGAGAATTGATCATGGATGGCATTTCAATGTTTGTTACATCTAATACAACCTCATCATGCACGCAAAATGCAACAAATGACTCCTTGCCCTGAAGATACTTGTCTAGCTTGATCATTTGGCGCAATACAACATCGGAGCAAGTGCTCTGAATAAGATAGCTCATTGCATGATGCGCATCGGCTGCTATGGTCCTGCCAAAGGGATTCTTAACTTCACCATTGCTCCAATACTTCTTTATTACCCTCTGCTTGTCATAAGCCCTATCACTCATCAAATCTCGGGATTGGGGGTTATAAAGCCATGCAAAAAACCTTTCCTTTGCGTCCTCGCGGGTAAGGGTGCTCTTATAGACGTTTTTGCGGTTCCAGTCATGAACATCAAAGTCTGGCTGCTCCATATCCGACAAAGCCAAAAAGGTTCGCAGCTCGGCGCCGTTAAAATCAAGCGAAACGAACCAATCATTGGTCGGCGTGACAACTTTTCGGAACTTCTTGTCCATTGTAAGGATTGGAAAACTGTTTTTCCTGGTTGTCAGGCGCCCTGTCTTGGTACCAAAGATGTTATAATCACACGAAAGTGAAATCTGGCTTAATTTTTGTGTAAAGTTACGTGCTCGCTTCTCGTGCATGATGTCTCGGAGAGCCCAAGGGTCAATCTGAACTTTGCGGTGCTTTATATCGTGCAAAATCTTAGCTAGATCCACCAAAAAGTCATAGTTTTCGGGCTTCTCCTGGTTTTTCAAAACGTGCTCTGTGATCTTGTTTTTCATTTCGCAATATTCTCGCAAGAAACGCTCGTTAACGAGGTCAAAAAAGCAGTTTTCAGTAAGATCTATTTTAGCCGTCGTAAAGGCACGTAGGAGCGCCTTCAATCTTTCATTAATGGTTTCCCACTCGTGGGCGAGATGGACCGGACAGGCGTCTTCTAGAGCCTTTTGGGCGTATAGGAATGCATACTCCACATTCGTCCGGTCCTGAAGTAATGCAGAGTAACTCCAGGTGTGGGTTAGGTCGTCAGGAATGGTGTCAAAGTGCAACTCGTTGTTGCAATAGACTCCGACACATTCTTCTTTGTTGTCAAGTGTCTGAAATAGCATTAATAGCCGGTTGTTGTGGTACCCCGAGATGCCCTACTAGTACGGGATTGTGAAGAATATTTCTTTGTTAATTTAGCCAGGGTACCATTATACTTGTCAAACCCAAATATGTTTAGGTTAATGTGAGCCAGAGCATCAACTGTACGAGAAGATGCCTCTATTATGGATTTTGCCTCTGACTTTATCTGTTCTAGTTTCGCTCTACTTGTTGGCTTCTTATGCTCATTATACCTCAGCTGAGAGTACATGTCAATCCATTTTTTATCGGGGTATTTCTCGTTGAAAGAGTCTAAAGAGATTGAAAAGCGACAAGTTGTTCTCCTCATGCCGCTATCATCTACTACTACACTCCGTGGAGACCGACCAGCGAATGAATTATAGATCATAAATGCCATCCTCTGTAAGGATTCAATATCCCCCGTATACGGTCTCTGATAAAGAATGGCTAAAATTTGGTCTTCGTTTGCGAGCCCATACCGAGAGGAGTATCTTAACATGCCTGGGCTGGCAATGTCCGCAGTTAGAGCCCATGGAACATCTTTATTAATTACAAACCCGTGTTTGCTAGCAGCGTTCTTAAAAAATGCAAAATTCCTGCTATTGATAAAAAATTCCTTGTCAGAGTCGTCCGATGCATCAAGATCAGCAACAAAAATCGTGAGCCCAGAGATTAATGAGTTACAATACCTACTGGTGATAAAAGAGGTGAACGTCACTGGATTGGTTTCAGACATTAGCATTAGGTATTCTTCAAATATGGGCAAAAAGGTCTCAAAGCTGATTACTTTTGAGCTTCTCCCTTTGTTTAAAAATGAATTTGAAAATACGTCCGTCAGGCTACTAATGTATTCTTGGTACCTATTCCGTGGATCAGTATAAGAGCGGCGGGCAGCCAATTTAAACAGATACTGGTCTGTGTCTTCTATCTTGCCAGCGAGACCAGCCTTCTGCATGTCTCGGACCAAAGCTTCGAATGCATCAACTACAAAATTAACCGCCCTCATCTGCCTCCGAGGCTCTTGGCGTGACTTTATGTCTTTTAGGAAAAAGGTATTTAAAGTTATCGCTTGGTGTCTCTTATTAATTCTACCATATAAGTTTCTCTCAGCAAAGTTAAAATCCCTTATGCCATTTGGGGTCGTAAAACGGCGATTGTACTCCCTTGGGAAGGCTTTTGAGGAATACCTCAATCTCTCGTAAAACGCCTCTTTTACGTCTATTCCGTTCTTGCCACTAAAATTTGACATTTATATAGATTCCCCTTCTGGACCGACAGGGACTGCAATAGAACCACCCGCAGTAGCCGATACCCTATTAATTAGAGAGACCGGATCTGAAGTAAGTTCCCCACAATTTTCCTCTGAATCAGACTGCACCTCTTCGCCTGGGTTTGCAATAGAGCGACCACCTGATTCCCATATGGCTTTGACAACTGTTTCAAAGTTCCCGCTCTCTATGAAAGAGGATACGTTTGTTATGACATGGTACCCGCCAATGCCCAAAATACTCGCAGGGCTACGAGGTTCCGATGGAGATCTCAAAGCGGGGGAGATGCCGGCTGGATTCACGTATATCTTCATTCCAGGGTAAAAAGCTGTCGTGCCAAAGCAGTTTAACTGGACATTGTAAACATTTGACAAAATTGCCAAACCAGTGACCTCGGACAAGAACTCGTTTTCTAGCCTAGATTCTTTTAGGTATGGCATGTCGTTTTTGGAGAATTTGACACTTTTAAATATGCCTCGCGAGGTGCCGATATCAAAGTATGGAATTCCGCGCCTCCTATCCGCCATGCGATTCCCGCCTAGCGGCAGGACAGCACCCGCGTTTGTGGAATATAAAAGCATATAATTGAAGAATTTTGCATCACTATTCCTCGCGGGGGGTCTCAAAATTGGCATGTCTGCCACGCCCAGCCTATCTAGATCAACCCTTGTGGCATCGCTAATAAACCCTTGATCGGGAACTTCATCCACATACGGACCCATCGCGGCGCCGGCACCCGGCTGATTTGGAGGGGAACCCGAACTGGGTAGCAGCCGTTGCTGAGGGACATTTCTTTTAGCATATAGTGCCTCTTCACCCGCACCATTTGCCACTCCAGTGAAAAACTCGGTTCTAAGCTGCATATTTTGCCGTGCAACATTGTTTAGCCCATGGCACTGTGACCGCAGCATGTTCGCCAGAAGATCACTAGCGACCTCCCTTATGAATGATATAATCGGGTATATCGTCCTTTCTTGTGAAACAACCTTGCCGAGGAACCAGTCTATGTAGTAATTTATAGATATTGGTATGTCAGCAAGATTTATATCATAAATCAATGAGTGCTGATAAGAAGGTGGTTCATCAGAATCTTCGGAACCCTCATCGGGCTTGCTAAGAAGTACATATGAGATTGGACCCAATATTATTCGCATATCCTGATCAAGCTTGCCAGTTGAACCATACGCCAGTATGTCCTCATCTTCACCCAATGTCGGCTCCTGGGTGGTGTTGACCTCTGATAGTGCTGCTTGCAGCAAATCTCCAAAATAGAAAAATTGCAGTTGGTAGTCTTCATCGTCAGTATATCTAAGGTCTTTTAGAGATTCAAGGCGGCTCTCTTCATCATCGAAGTCTTCGCCATCAACGCTTGAAGGTATACTATCTGGGTATACGGATATCGGTGTATCTAGGCTTGTATTGGCTGCCACACTAAAAGTTGATGGGTCTCTTCGTAGCCCCAAGGATTCCAATAATGGCTGGGCAAATGCGGCTGGACCGTTGTTAATGTATACATCAAGTTGTTCCGTATCAACAGTGGTGTAAAATATCTTATCTTTCTCGTACATGTTGTCAAGGATCCGATTCCAGCTAGCATAGTTTTCATCCCTAACGCGCTCAGTGAAATCCTGCTGTATGTCCGCTATTGATTCAGAACTGCACCCGTTCTTTCTGCGCCTAACTATCTCTCTTAGCGTCTCTAGCCTCCTAAGACGACGCTCTGGCGTGGACAATATGTCAGAGTCCGGACCCATGTAGCTCGCTTCTTGATAAGCCATATATTTAATGGATAGCGTTACATTGCCTTCGTCTGTAATTTCAATTTCGTGGTCATACGCCCCAAGTGTTAGAACGAACGCAGAGCTGTCTATTGCTTCTTTCATCCCGGGAGTTTGGAACGTACTGCTGTCAGCTGTTCCTCCGGGGTCTCGCCAGCCTACAACTGCTTTAATTTTATAATAGTTTGGATCCCAAACAAAATCAAAACCAGCGTCCGCCACTCCAATATTAACCAGATCAATAAACCTAAAGGATTTTCCGTCGCGTAGAACCGAGTTATCATCAGCATACTTTGCCGGAAGTGATTGTATTGTCTGTAGCATTTGGTCCATGCTTTGAAAATAAATTACCAATTTAGCATAAATGTCGCGACGGTCCATGAACGGGTCGCGACCCTCAAGACTCCAATCAAAGCTTTTAATTCCTACTCCGCGACCGCGATCAAATGAGTTGTCCTTAAGCATGCTGTCTATTTCAGATTGACGCACATGATCATGGAACGGCACCTCTTGAATTATCTCCCTGCCTCTAAGCCCATCGTCACGCCTTTCAAAAGACGACTTAAATATCTTTAACATTGGTACTAGCCCTGAAAGTTCTGAGGTTCTTGCTTCATTTAATTTCTCTAATTGAGGGTTATACACCAAGCTGTTTACAATGGTATCTGTTGGTCCGTGTACCATTATAAAGTCGGGTTCGCCGGTTCTTTCATTAAGGTAAGCGGGGTTTCTAGCTTGATTTATAGTTGCGTAATCCACAAGATAATCCAGCAGAAAGCACTGCTCGGCGAATCTCTTTTGTTGTGCCCTTTCTGCTTCCGAGCGCTGATCGGGCTCTATGCCTGGCTGTCTTTGAGCTGCCTCTTCAATTGCCTCCAGCAGACCATCCTCATCTTGTGCGGCGAGGCGAATTATTTCCTCGTCCGTCCGACCAGTGGGTATACCCCTACCCGACGGAGTCGCAGCTGCTTCGGGGGATTTGTTGTATATATCCCGAAAGGCGGCGTATACTAAATTTCTAATGCGAGCGCGGCGGAATAAATTAGCAGTAGCTGTAAGCGTGAATTCACTGGGGGCATATGGAATGATTCCGCCCTGCTGAGATTGGCTGGCATAATGCACCCAAGCTTCATGGGCGCGACCCTCGGACACTATGTTCAGCTCCATCTCGTCCTTAAACCCACCAGCGATAAATGTAAAAATAGCCCTGGCATTCCTCGCAGTGGCTTCCCCAATGTCTGCCCTGTCAACATCCAAAGTTTCCATCACCTCATTGGTGATCCCGACACTCTCTAGGTACTCCTCCAAAAATTGATCGGCTTCACTTTCAATCTCTGAATATTCAGCTATGTCGGCGTCTTGTTCGTTGTAAAGTGCCCGTAATTGTGGTCCCCTGCGCGCGGTCTGATCAAGAGAGACACCGGGCGTATCCGCTGTTAATTGTCCGTTAAAGCCTGCAGGCGCAATCTGCTGCTGCACAGATCCCTGAATTGCTACATTTCGGAATGACTTAAAACTCAAGCGTATTTCAGCTTTTGCCCCACCACCGTAATTACAGATTGCGTCTGCAGGATCCGTGTTGGGACCGGAGGATATTTCCCACTCACCGGTGCTAGGGTTGCCTACCCATCTTGGGAAAGTTCGAAAATTAATTCTTCTATCGGAGTACCAATTTGAATATCCACTGAGGCGTGACAACCTTTGATTGAACAGTGATTGTGTGAATGTAGCAAGGTCGGCTTCAATTGATTCTAGCGTGTATTCTTCGCCAAAACCCTCTTGATCTCGGATCCAGTCCTCGACCGTTTGATTAGTTATTGTCACTTTACTCGTACCTTAGCATTTCCAAAACGCGGTCTAGGGGTAGTGGGATTCTTAGGACATCTCCTGTCTTACAGTGACCCTCCGTGGGCTTTAGGTTAAACCACGCAATGACCCACCACAATTTTGAATCTCCGTAGTGCCTATCGGCAAGCTTATAAAATCTATCGCCCACCTTCCATACATGGCGTATTCTCTCCAGAGAAGCCATCTCCTCAATGGAAGGGTGTCTTAGCTTTCCGGTCCTGTATTGTTGTATGAGGTTCACCCCTCGTTCATCAAGAAATTCCTTGTAATATTCAAGATTATTTGTAAATGTTGAGCGACCCATATATCTAGACATGCTTATCATTCCCTCCAATCACTGCCGCCCGTGAAGCCCGATAAATCATAATCGTCTTGGGGTGCTCTGTATCCACCGCGATCAGCCTCTTGGCGGCTTAAAGCACTCCGCTGTTCCAGTTCATTAGCGCGTGCGTTTCTTTCGTCACTATCAATGGTGCTATCAACTTCGGGAATAGACTCGCCGGGAGAGCCCTCTAAGATACCAGCCTCGGGCGGGGCGGTCGTAGAGGGCGAAGCAGTCTCTAAGTCTCCAAACGGAGCACCCACGCCGCCAAAAGGATAGTCAGCTAGTTCAGTCTTGTTGAAGCCTCTATTCACACCCCACCCCATATTATGTTCATGAAGCACTGTGATGTCGCAAGACACGTCAATAACTTTTGGGAATAGCGTTCCCACGCCAGGATCAAAGAACCCTGATGAGTCGTCAAAGACGGGGTTAATGCTTAGATTATTTACAGCTGATAGGAGACCGGACGTTCTTGCGCCTGGATCCATGCCCCGGGCGGCATTTCTAATTAAGTTTGCAAAACGAACTTTCATAAGAGGCGGCTTTGAAAGGGTGTTAGCACCTGTTGATGTGTAAGCGGGATACATAAATTGGGCGAGTCTGTTGCATCTGGCTAGATTAGTTTTCGCCTCTTCCAATGAGGCGGCTGGAATAGACCAGCTGATGTTTATTCTTCTTGTTGTTTGTTTGAAGGTCGCGATAGGATCATTTCGCCCGAATACATTTTCAAAATTATAGTCCGACGAGAAGTTCTCACCATAGCTCGTGACAAAGGCTTTAAAATTAATCTCTAGCTTGCTTGCCAAATGAAAGAAGCTTAGGTACAGAGCTTTACGGTTAGCATAGGCGTCCGATGCATCACCATTGCGAAATATCTCTTGTCTTCTGCCAACACCAGCCATAATTATAATTATCCCTAATACTAATTTTTTAAGAGCTAATTGCCCCTGCCCAAGACCAGCTCCTCGACCAAGCCCTCAAAAGAGCCCCTTAGACCGGGTATTTTGACAACCATTTTCTCTACAACTAGACTGTTACTACCACCACCCCTTATCTCTTTTTTGATTGTCTCCAGAAGGGGTCCGCCCTCTCTCATAGAGTAGGTTGTGTCTCCAGAATGTGTCACTTTGGTGGGCGTAGAGAAACCCTCATTGATTGCCACTGTACCAGTGCTTATATTATCTCCGACAGCCGTGGTACCGAAGCCAGTGGCTGTTGCTATCGCCAGACCTAAGCCGGGCAGCGCACCAAGCGGTCCTGCTGCCATACCACCAGCGACTGCGCCAGCTAGTGCCAATATTGTACCAAAACCGCCTGGCACGCTCTCTGATAGGTCTAGTATACCCTGCACAACGGCAGCGAATGCGTCAACCAGCGGCTTCACGGCGACAGCTGTCTGCAACATGATAAACTGTAACTTCTCCATCGTGGAGGTTGCGTTCTGGGTGATCTCTTCCATCTCAGAAGTTGTAAATGAAGTGTCCCCAAGCCTCATGGCGACCTCATCTTGTGACTCGCCGAGGAGTTTTGAGGCGGTCGCGACGTCGCGGATACCAAGAGCATTTGCAATATTTAACTTAGCATATCTACCCATATTATCAAAATCCACACCTGAGAGGCGGATCCTTTCTCTAACTATTTCTAATCTTTCGGAATCACTCGCCATCAACAGCTCGTTTGTGCTAAACAGGTCTGTTCTAAGAATCTGGTTAAGCTTTCCTGCTATTTGCGCAGATCCCTCAAATGTGTTAAACTGGTCTCCAAATATTGAGGTTAGATCTGCAACGCTTGTTCCGGTCCTGCGTGCCTCAATGCTTAACTCCTTGAAGACATCCACTGCATTATCGCCAAACTGTGACAAGTGCGGCAACGCTTGGGCGAAATCACGAGCAATGACTGCCGGGGGAATCTTAAGTGCTTGACCTAGCCCTATAATCTCCCTTTGAGTGGCAGCAGCATCTGTTGCAGACTGCCCGAAAGCTAAGGTTAGAGTATTCATTGTCTCAGCAGTGGTACCAGCATCAATTCCCAACTTCTGTAGCTGGGCTGCCTGCATCGTCACGCTCTTCCTAACGCTATCTGACAAGAATCCAAATTGTGCGAATTCCTCTCTGAGTGACATTTGGGCGCCGGCGACCTGCTGAAAGGATAGAGCCAGGTCTAAATTGTCAAACGTTAGCCCAATAAACATGTCTCTAGCACCGGACATATCTCCCGTCATTGCAACAAAGCTTGCGCGGGTTGCGTCTACTTGGACAGCTGCTATAAGAGTAGACTCTGCAAACTTTTCAAAGATTGATACGGCGACGTTTCCAGCTGTGACAATTCGACCTAGAGATTTGCGGGCTCGTGATAGAGCAACTGATAAACCTTCACCCGATTTCTTAGAGTTCATGAGCTGGCGAAAAAGCCCCTTGGAGTTATCAGCCGAGAGACCGAGCTTTGAGGCGATGCTACCTACTAGACCATCAGTCTCTTTTTCAATACCTTGGATCGCTTCCTGAGTCTTTTGCTGCTCACGTAAATTTTCTGTGATTTGCTTTTGAATCTCAGCATAAGCTTGCGTAGCATCTGTTCTCTGCTTGGCGGACTGCGCGCTCGACAGCAGCAACTCATATCTAACCTTGGCTATCTTTAACTCTTCCTCAGATTGAGTAACTGCCCGTTCCGCCGCCAATCCATATTCTTTAGCCGCCGCTGCTGCAGCCTTTTCGGTCTCCGCTAAGTCCCTAGAGACCTCAAGGAGTTGTTGTTGAATTTGTAATTTTTCTTGTTCAGTTATATCAGCCATTCACTCACCCTACCTAAATGGCCACTTAATGCCTGTTACGTTTTCAAACTTTTTAATTGAAGAGTCCAGAAGAGACTTGCTCTGATAAGTTCTGCGATCATTAAGACCATACCTGGTTATTGCCTCTAGGTGGTTTTTTTCACGACCCACAGTACGGGCAAAGGACTCAACATCGGCTCGCGAGCCAACGACTTTCATTGGCATACTGACGCCGCTAAACATTGCGTCTAGAATCGTCTTTGTCCATGAGCCAAACATTCTAAGCCAACTCTCATTGAGACCTTGCTCGCGAGCTTCATCAAAGTTAATTACGATTTCTACAATTTTATCTTCTTTTATTTGATCAGGCATTAGATGTTCTCCCCTCAATAACCACTAATAAGTAATTAGTTTTAAATAAAAATAAAGCCGGAATGGCTTTCCGGCTTATTAATCAGGCAAGTTTGATGGCAATGAGAATGTGCTCTTTTTGTTGCTAGCGTTTTGAACCGCCTCTTTTTCATCCTCCAGCTGCTTGACGAGTCTTTTTGAAAACCAAGTTCTCAAGCCAACCGGTAAATTATATGCTTGCTGAAAGTCCCACTTCCCGTGATACATTAAGAAGAAAAACTGTTCATAAACATTTTTTATATAATCATCGGTTAGGCCAAAAAAAGTCCGCCGTAAACGGCACCTCCATATTCTGTTCGTGCCCGCAGGCTGAACAATAAAAATTCTGTGACATGTCAACGTTTGGAGTAACAGCCTTGACCGCGTTTCTTAGATGTCGCGAATCTCGTGCTGGCATTAGCTCAACAAACTGCTTGATAGTATTTTTATCCGTGTCATCGTTTAGTGCGACGATGCAACGGGTAAGCTGGTCTGTAAGGTTAGTCTCCAGGGCAGAAGCCCTTCTCTTTGTGGCGTTTTGAGAAATGGATGTCTCATCGTCACCCGTTAGCAGTCTAACCTCTGCCGTCACCTTTGTGAGGGGCAGCTCCACATTAAAGGTGCCGCGAGTCGTCTCCTCAGCAGCGTGGTCCGCTGAGCCCTCTCCAGGGTGGATGCGTGCGTCACTCAAATCAAATGTATAAGAAGACTTGTTACCGCAGGCGGGGCAGTTTACCTTGGTTTCATATTCTGATCCATAGCCTGTAATTCTGGCGGCTACAAGAATAGCATTTCGGTCTCCGATCAACAGGGATCCGGGATCAATGGTCTTGTCAACCAGGACATTCTCTAGGAACTTCTCTAGAGCCAATCCCTTGCGCAATAGGGTCTGACTAGTTAGAATGTCTTCATCTCTTGCGGTCATGTAACGAATCTCCACGGTGCTGTTACCGTGGAGAGGGTGACTTGTGCCGTAGAAGCGACCACCACTTGGTAGTTCGACAAAATCAGTTGGGGTTACAAACTCTAATACAGATGTAGTAGTCTTAGGGGCAGCCTTTGTGGGCTGCTTAGTTTTAGCGGACGCTGCTTTTGTGCGCCCTTGATTGTTTCTAGCCAATTCATACCTCTTTGTTTAAAATATTATACCTTATTGATACTCTCAATTTAAGTTATATTTTAGCTAAGCGGCGTTGCACCATCAGGCGTGAATAGACGTTTCAAAACTCCCTCGCCTGCAGGCTGCGGGCGACCCTCTGGAATCACGTAGGAAGCCCAGTCGTATCTAAGCTCCAAGTCAATCGTAGCTAGATCCTCACCCTCATACGTATAATCGTTAAAACCAACAGATACGATGAAGGGATTGTTTAGTCTCCACTCCTCTAGGAAGTTTCCGTCTTCGTCAATCGCTCTGATGACCACCTCACCCAGTTCAAAATTAGCATTTCCTTTGCCAATCGTGCTTAGGGTCTCGCTGCCGGAAGTGCCATCTACGTTTGACGGAACGTTGTAACCGCTCTTGCGGAGAATTGAAAGTATGTTGCCTGTTGCATCTGGGTTAACCGGATCAACCAAAGAAACAGTAACCGTATTCCACTCAACCTTACCAGGATAGTAGAAAGTGTGGTTTAGGAACTTATGCTGTGACTGAGTCACGCTAAACGTTGGCTTGGTGACACTCCTAGCATAGAACTGAGCTGCCTCGTTCATCTTGGGGATACTCACCAAAAATCTAAATTGTCTCTTTGGCTCAACTTGTCCAGAACTCCAGAATGGCATCTTTTATTTTCTCCTTACAATTTAAATAGTGTTAACTATTATTTTTCCTTAGTCGTCAAACGAAGCGCCAGTCCTCGTAATGATGAAGTCTAGTGCAATGAATTCAATGGCGCGGGCGGGCTTGAGGTAGATCTTCGCATATAGAATGTTTCTATCAATTAGATCATCCGTTGTCGTAGTGTTGTCAAGCACGACCCTAAAGTCTGTCAATCCGAATCTTGCCTTTACGTCTCCCAAGAATGGGTTTACAGCTGAGGTGAATCGGTCCCATGTCGCCTGAACATTGGGCTCAAACAAGATTCCGTTTGCAATTCTAGAAATCTCCTTCTTAACAAAGATTAGTAGACGGCGCACGTTAATTCTATCAAGCGCAGAGCGTGTGACCTGTAGCGTCTTTTGACCGAAGATTACAATGCCCTCGTTGGGGAAGGTGGCAATCGGGTTGATATTAGCTGCATATAGATCGTCACGATCCTTAGAGTTTAGTCTCATCTTTACATTGGTGACTGGCAGACCAGCTGCACCATTTGAGAGCCCACCTCTAACAAAGCCGGCGGGTGCGAACCATAACTCAGTGCGAGCCTGTGAGCTTCCGAAGGTGCCCAATGCCACCACAGAGGGGGGCACATCCACTAGACGACCAGTTCTGGTGTCTTTAACTTGGACCCAGGGGAAGAAGCAGCAGCCATAACTGTTGTTTAGCGACCTCGTTCTTAGAGCGCTAACGGCATTGGCAACATTGGGTCGGTTAGCAACCGCAGACTCCGTGTTCTCGGTCGAAGGCAGGTAAGAGTGCTGAATATCAATAACACCCAGAGTATCGGCGCGCTCTTCGCAAACATCCAACAAGTGCTCGGTGAGGGTTGAATTCCAAACACCCGGCACTGTCATTAGGTTTGCCTCTACAACATCTGGGTCGGCAACCGTATCAATAGCCCTCTTGATGGTGTTAAACGCATAGTTAGTGATCTCAGTCTTAGAAGCCAGTACATCTGTGTTTCTGAACGGCTCCTTTTCCTTGATATTCAATCCATCAAAGCCACCAAACATTGGTGCTGTGAAGCGATCAAATCCAGCATCTAGTAGAGTCTTGTATGTGTTTGCTCCGGTGGCAGTATAACTCTTTCCTGATCTCTGTGAGCCTGATAGGTGGTTGAAGCCTTCCGAGCCTGAGTGTAGGTCGTTCATTGAGAAGGCGAAAGAATGCTCTGTTCCGGGAACCGAAACGGTGCCACTGGTGATCGTAAACGCATTTGTTTGGCTTGGGAGCATGCGAACCATATCGTAATAGCTCGGATCAAATATTTGACTGCTCGCTTCTCTTGTGGTTTGAATACCAAAGTACGCATCAGTGGGATCAGTCAGTGAGCCTGCGCTAGCGCTGACTCTTAATCTAATCGCTGGGAATTCAAAGCTAGCGCTGAAGCCGGCAACCACTCCTCCAAGCTCATTGCCACCAACGGCAATGAATACGCCGTCGTCGCTGCCAAGAGTATAATCTGGCGACCCTAGGCGGATACGAGGCTGAATGGCATGAGCGATAACCTGGTTTCCCTCGACTATAGTCATTGCCGGGGTACCAGCACCAGAAACAAATGTTCCAGCAGTGCCCTGAATCATCTGTGGTCCGGTAGAAGCCGAGGTGAACCCCCAACTATTGAAGCGAGGGGGTCCAAAGTAACCGAAAGGCAAGGACTCTGCTGAGACGCCTCCGTTGTCAACAGACTCATCCATAACAACATAAACGTATTGTGATACATTCCGGTACGTTCCATAATGCCTCAATCTTCTCTCGTCATTATCCCATTCGGCGTAGCTGTCTCCAATTCTTCTGGCGATATAATTTTCAGAGTTGGGATTTAGATTAAGGTTGTCAAAGCGCTCCAGGTATACAGGCTTCTCATCGCGGTCCTTAACTCTTCTGAGGACAACTGAGAATGTGCCGTAGGGATCAACATTCGGATAGGCGGGGGCGCGTAGCTGCTCAACAGAAACCTTGATATTTCTATTAGCCCACTCGCCCTGGTTTCGCCCGACTAGCTTAAATAGCTTGGGAGAATTCTCCAGAAGGAACGCACTAGAATCACCTAAGTCCTGTGCACGGAAATACGGTGTCTCGGCGTTTTGAAAGTCCGTTCGGTGATCTTGCCAGACATATGTGCTACCCGTCTGAATCGCTAGAATAACACCATAGACGCCGCCAGCGCCAGTGGAGGTCACATTCTGACCGTGGAACTGATCAAACGTTTCTCCGAGCCAATATGTGTAAAAGTTTGGATTGTTAGAATTGTTAACAATTTGAGAGTTTGTCTGAGAGGCGTTGGTATTGAACACCTTGCGGATGTATTTTTCGCTATCTCTATCAAAATTGAAGCAAACTTTCTGGGACACAGTAGCGTTAAAGCCGTTGCCCTCGCCGTCTGTCAAGACTTCAGCGATAAATTCGGAGTTGGACCCCTGAGACTGAATCATGACTGCGGTGCCTGATACTTGTGTCTTGGCAGTGCCGTCAGCGAATCCGATCATAGACCCTGTTAAGCGAATTGAAGAGCCCGCCTCAAGGTACCAAATAGCAGCCAAAGATCCAGTGGACGCCTGTGTAGCAGAGCCTGAGTTGACTAGAAACAGACCATACGCGCCGGCGTTGAGGTCCAGCCGTGAATCGGCGGCGTTCTTAACAAACCAGCCAGCTTTTGCGTCTTGTGTGGCGTCGGCATCGCGGTGCTTGGCACCCAAGAGTCGCATGAAGGTGACAGGAGCTTCGCCTGAGTTCAGCCAAGCCTGCGCTGCGTATGCACCATAAGTGGGACCATCAAACTCTCCAGAGCGCCAGTTGTCGCCACCATCTGCGCCTGCGTCAGGCGAACCAAAGACGCGAGTAAACTCATCAAATGAGGATACCTTAGTTGGAACCATTCCTGGTCCCTGGCGAGTTCTTCCGATGATGACCGGACCCACAGCTGTCGGCTCTGCTGGCAATTGTGAACGATCAATTTCGTTTGTAAAGACACCAGGGGAAATGAACTTGAATTTTCTAGCTCCACTTGCCATTATTAAATTTCTCCTTGCTCAAAATTATATACCATAGTATTTATTACTTGGGACTTCTCGTAGTAAATAGTAACTCGTCGTCGCAAAGTCCAAATTTACTCGCGATAAAAGGCTCCGGATATCGTTGTTGGGATATCTCCCATTATTACGTGCTCTCTGGGTATTTTAACTTCCACAAAATTCTCCCTTACCGTTATTTTTGGACGCTCCTCGTTTTTGCCCGCTCCGACCAGGTAGCCCAGCACTCGAATGTTCATTTTTGTCTCAAAAACCCTCTCATCGTCTCCAAGGTTTCCAACGTTATTGTTTTGTGCAAAGTTTTGAGGCAGGAACCCCTCAAACTTATGACCATCGGCATTAATAAAGAAATTATTAATTTGCCCGGTCTTGACAATAAACGGCGTAAGCATTTCATTTATCTGCTGAAAATACTCACCCTTTAGCATTACAGAATACGTCACGTTGATATATGTTGGTACGGGCATCGTGAGCGTCTCATAGACCACCTTCTTGTTTTTATAAGGAAAGTTAAGTTGTCCGAACCCTCTTCCTTGCGAACTGAATGTTGGACTTTTCCTATAGGCATCTGCGTTGGCAAAATCACCAGTCTTAGTCTGGTTTATTCTTCTAGAAACAGTAACGGCGCCGCCCTTGAAATCATTCTGGGGTGGTATGTGTGCCTGGTATATACCTTTTCTAGTTGGGTCTTTTACGATCTCTGTTCTCTCTATTGTCATGAGCGGAAGCTTTAAAACACCATAGTCGTCTCTCAAATCTTTGTTGCTCTTGATTTGGAACGCTCGCTCGGCTGAAACCCAGATAAGTGGGACCTTGTTCCACCCCTTGTTGGTTGTAGAGAATACGTTTAAAGTCTCGTCCAGCCACGTATAAAACGCCTGGTCAATCGTCTCCAGGGTGGAGGGCATTATTTCTTCTATTCTATCTACCATCAAATACTCCCGGACGGGCACGAACACACTGCGCAGAGACCTCAATGCTGTGTTCCACCTGACCATAAATCTTTCTTGGCTCAGACCAATTTACAATCTCATAATATATTCCGCCATACATGACAAAGTCGCCAGCCCGAACATAAAGGTCTTGGTCCTCCTGCAAACGTCGCTCATGAAAGTGGACAGTGACCTCAACCCTCTGGTCAACGCCAATATTCTCTGAATATTCTGTGCCGTAAGCGTTCCACTCAACAAGGGCGTACACCCTTATTGGGGGCAAGAAAGTCTTCTCAATCGCCTCGCCATAGATTGGATGAAAGTTTGTGGTGGTTTCATCAATTGGATAGTAAAGAACTTGCTGTCCAATAACGCGCTCAATTAGCTCGTCATTAACTTGTTTTATTAAGTCTCTTTCTTTCTCACCAATGAACAACGGCGGTGGCGGCTGCTCTGGCTGATTCCATTTGTTGTCTGCCATTTAGTCCCCCCTACCCTTGGAAAATTGGCAATGGCGCCTGCTGCTTTATACTCGTGATGTTACCAGCAATGCCAGCATCCTTTTCTGCCAATGCCGAATAAGCCATTTCATCTAGAACCGTCTTTAATTCGTCTCTTAATGCGTTTTGCTCGTCCTTCGCTTGCGACAGCAGATCGGCTGAGTTTAGAGTCAGATTCTCTCCGGGAATCGGTATTGTTCCAAACTTTCCTCTAATCTGCCCAAGAGTCTCTTTTGACAAAGCCAGGCAAAATCTGCGAATCCACTGCTTGCCAACAGAGTTTATATGTTGGTACGGAATATTTGCAAAGGGAATGGTGTTTAAGTTGTTAATTCCGTCAACCCCATCTTTCCTTGTTGTGTCCACGGTCCAGGCATCCTCAATAACCTGGAAAGTGAACCACATTGTTTCAATTTCGCCAGTCACTGGCTGAGGGAATATTCGTAGCCGATTGTCCCTCAGCTCATATGAGAAGTGAGATGTCCTGGTATAGATCATATCTTCAAAGTTCATGGCTTGCAGTTTGTTTTGCCATACAGGAATAACTTCGAATGTAGAATCATCAGCGTACTGCCCATAGGTCGCTAGGTTTCCAACCACGTTAAGACCGCCATAGTATCCATAAAACCTCCACATTGAGCGAGGGGTCTTATAAAACACACGATTGATAATTATTCGCTTGTCCGTATCAATTGAGGCGTAATCAACGCCGCCGGCATCGGCGTTAGCTTTTACGATTGCTTGTAAATCATAATCTTGACTGCCCTCTGAAACACCAAAAGAGGCTGAATACTCTCTTGTGGTGCCACCCAAGCCTGCATCAAACGAAGCAGCATTGCCGATACGACGAGCATACTCAAACTTTATTTCAGGATATGTAAGCTCAACTCGGCGTGGACCAAGGCTAGATGACAGGGTGTCTTCCTGCCTAAACTCTCCACGATGATCAAAGGTGCCAGTCGCGTTACCGAGGACAGTGGAGAGGATGTTTTTAGCCTGGTGTGTGTTTACGAGATAGGAATACTCTAAGACAGCCTCCTCGTAGTTTGCGTATACGTTTGAGGAGTTTAGCTCAATGTCCAACACATTTCCACCGAGCTTCCTGTATGTATAGTTAACCTGCGCTGAAGCACCGGACAGGAACTCCAGGGAGCCGGTATATATGCCCAGCGGTACAGCAGCGGCAACATCGCCGGCAGAACCCGTTTCCGGGAGTCTAACCGCGCTTGTTTGACTTGTTGGTGTTAAGGTAGGTGGTGCTGGCATGCTTAGAATTCTCCTCTAGATAATTAGTTGGGAGAACTGGAAAGCACGGCTACGTTGTTGTTTTTGCCTTGGTGGTTCTTTTTCTTGTTGTCTTGCGAGTCGTGCTGGTGGCTTTTGGTGTAGACTTTCGCGGTACTGCAGCTGTCTTTACTCTTGTCACCCTTTTCTTTTTAGGCGTCTCGGAAACCTCAATAGCCTTAACAATTGGGTCGACCAGCGGGGGGGCAACCTCAAGCTTGGGCTTGGGGATCGCGACGACGGCGGGCTTTTCTACAATTGGTTCGGGAGCAGCCATAATCACTGGCTCTGGAGTGGCGGGAGCCTCTTTCACCAAGGTCTCTTCATTTTGGTTCATTGCATATTTTAGAGCGTACTTTCTACCAAATTTCTGTGGAAACTTTCTATATCTTCTTTTCTTACCCATGGGGTCCTCCGTTGTTTTGCTCTTCATTAGTAGTATCTGCAGGTTGTACCAACAATGTAAATGTGCTACGGTCAACCACGGCTCTCAATGTTTTCACTTCTTCAACAAACTCTTCCTCTGTTAGTTCACCTGAGTCTAGTCCATGAACTAGCTCTTCTCTCAATAGGTTCCAAACTTGCTCGCCTGTAAGCTCCATTGCCGAGCTATCATTCTCTAATTCCATTTCATACTCCTTCTAATGCAATACAATAAATAGTTATTTATAAAAGAAAATTCCCCCCCCAGCAAGTCGAAGGGGGGGGAATAAACATAATTTTTTAAGTATGTGCGATTTGAACAAGAGCG